GTTAAGCAACCACACTAGTAAATTTTTACTGTGTTTTTTTACAAAATGCTCTTTCTTGATGTCGTGCTAAGATAGGAATAAGAACCGCCATTCCAGGTCTAGGTATCTGCAAGTCTGGATTACAGTGCTTGAACTGCTCTAAAAGAATTTTCATTTCATCATTAGTTACATCATAAAAATTGTACTTTTTTATGGCCGCGACAACTGTTTCGCCTGGCATAAATAAGTGGTCAATTGTTTTTGGTCTATCTTTCATACATCCTCCTTAGATATTTTTATTTACACTTATCAAAATGAACAATATACTCGTAACTGGTGGTCAGGGATTTATTGGCCAACATTTAGTAATGTCACTAATTGATCTTGGCTACAGCGTTACTGTAGTAGATTATGATGCAAGCGTCCCTTGTCATGCTAATTTTTTCTATCCTCAAGATTGTTCTTTGTTCTTTGAACAAAGAATGATTCAATTTGATACTGCTAATCTTCGTGATATCTTAGGCGATCCTGTAAAATATGATCTTGTTATTCATTTAGCTGCTATTCCTAGAGTAGGCATATCGCTGAACGCGCCGGCGCGTGTCATTAAGAACAATGTTAATTCAACTATTTTTGCTGCAGAATACTGTAGAAAAGCAGGCATTCCTCTTATCAACATTTCAAGCAGTTCAGTAGTGTGGGCTGATTGTGATAAGAACCCTTATGCCCTTAGTAAGAAGATGGGTGAACAGATTATTAACACATATAGAGAAACTTTTAATGTAAAAGCAACTAATGTACGCCTGTTCAACGTGTATGGTCCTGGTGAAAAAGATAATGGCAATTATACTACACTAATCAGAAGATGCAAGACTGCTTTAAGAACTAAAACACCACTTCCACTTTTTGGCACAGGTGAAAATCGACGCGATTACACACACGTCTTAGATGTAGTTCAGGGAATTATTCTTGTCATGCGTGATGTGCAGCAAAACACATTTAAACCAGTTTATGAACTTGGGTCTGGAACAGGGCATATTTCAGTAAATGACATAATTAAAGAATTTAGCGAAGCAGGTTTAACTGTTGATCCTCAACCTGCTAGACCGGGTGATCCGCCATTGACAAAAGCTGATACTACTCTTTGGCCAGAAGGGTGGGCACCTAAAATAGATGTTTTGACCCACATTCGTAATTGGATTCATATGGGGTGTCAACACGACTAAGAATCATAAATACACATATGTAACAATTTTTAGGGCCTGATAAATGTCAGATCAAATTCAACTTACATCTCATCAACTTTGGATTGATGGCCGTCTTATAAACATCACGGTAACAAAGTTAACACCGACATCTATAAGATTGACATGGAATATTCCATCTCCTTCGCTTGTCTATGATGGAGCTGTTGTTCTATTATCTGAACAAAAGTTTACACCAGAAGAATTTCCAGTTGACGGAACAAGATATCACGCGTCTACAGATTGGGCTGCACCTGCTGATAAAATTGGAAACGCGCACGTTGTTGCAGCATTTTACGGGTTCTTTGGGGATAATGTCAACCAAACTTCGGTTGATGTTTTTAACATTGATCCCAATAAGTTATACTATGCGTCCATTCATGCAGCATCAAATGCTCTACAGTACTACACGATTGGTAAACAATCATATCCTGTTGAGACATCACTATTTGATAAGGGTTTCCAAACGTATGCAGGAGCGATTCCACGCTCTAATATAGCACCAGAGAACCCTTACAATGGTCAAGTATACTATGAGCCTTCTTCAAACAATGTATTTGTTTGGAATGCATCATTACAGGCATGGGTTGTAGCTACAGATAAGACTATTCCAGTAGGAATTAGGCCGCCAATCGGTATTAACTATTTGTTCTTTAATGAAACTGATCAAAACCTTAAATTCTTTGACGGTCATACATGGGTTGTTTGTAATTCATCAAATACTCGAGTAAAGCTTGGAGCTAGCTGGGTGCCATATGCTGGAGCAACTGTATCTGGGGATTATCCAACAACACCAACAATTGGCGAGTTTATACATCTAACACTTAAACCAACTGTTGGTGGTCCATCAACAGTTCTTCTCCAAGTTTATACATTAGGTGGATGGTTTTCCCCAACGCCTGACTTGATGCAAGTGTCAAGTGATGGTGGTTTAACCTGGTACCCTATTAGCATTGGAGATCCAGCGTATGGAACAGTTGACCCAAATATTCCACAAGTTGGAGATTTCTTCTATGATTCTAGCAAGCGTGACCTACTTGTATGGGATGGAACCAGCTGGACTAAAGCCGACACAGACAGTGAAGGTTCACCAACATCTGATAGACTTGGTGTAGGTACTGATGGTTCACCAAGTGAACGTTTGCGTCTTATAAATGTTCTTAAGCATCAGTTAGGGTACCCTCAGGTGTGCGTTGAACTTTCTGAGGAGCATTTTCAAATCGCTATTGATAATGCACTTGATACGTTTAGGCAGAGATCGGATAATGCGTACGCACATTGTCACATCCTAATAACATTAAAGCAAGGACAAACAACATACTATCTAAATGACCCACGTAATAAAACGGACAGAATCGTAAATGTTATTAAGGTTCATCGTGTTAATATGTTAGGTTTGAATAGTTTTTCTTCAGATACAGGTCTTTATGCACAAGCATTTTTTAATCAGTTGTTTCAAGGTGAGATGATTGATTTAACATCAATTCATTTATTTCAACAACTTTCAGAACAATTCGATAGAATCTTTGCTGGTGACCTTGTTTTTACGTGGGATGAAGTATCACGACAGCTTACCATTTTAAGACGTCTAGTTAATCAAGAGGAACGTGTTGTTCTTGAAGTTGTTGTTGAACGCACTGAGCAAGAACTTCTTGTGGATCGTTGGGCAAAACAGTGGCTTCAGGGATGGGCAGAATCTGAATTGATTGAAACGTTAGGTATGATTCGTTCTAAGTATGGTACCCTTCCAGGTCCTAATGGTGGTATTACTCTAAATGGTGCAGAACTTTTATCGATAGCAAGTGAAAAACAAACAGAACTTCTACGTCAGATTCTTGACTATGAAGTTGGAAATGGGGGCGTAAACTTTGGTAACACCGCGTTCATGATTGGCTGACTAATGTTTTGTAGCATTTCTTTAATAAAATGTGGCTAAAGCTCTACATACAATCTTTATTATGTTGTAAATATAAGATGATTTTAGAATAATGAGAAAAGTATAATGGCAACATTACCTTGTGAAGATGGCGGTGGTAGCCTTAATAATCCAAACAATGAAATAACGCCGGTAAATCAACCGTTTGTTCCAGCTGATCTTTGCATTGGGCAATGGGAGATTAACTCTATCAACCCCGATTTTTGCCAGCAAACTGATCAAAAACGCCAAGAATCATATGTTGCTGAATCACTAAGCATAAGTGGTGCGCCAATAAATGTCTATAAGCTGCTAGGAGTCCATGAACAAGGGAATGGTTCGCTTTTAACTGAAGCAAGCATCTTCGCTTCTACGGCTTTTCCAGGATATCCTGCTTCTGGAATAAACTCTGGTTCATTACCATGGCGTTCTATTCAAACTGGGGCAAGTGTTGCTGGAAATGCGTATGTTGGTGCTGACTTTGGTATAAAGACTATTCCAACTGGTGGTTCAGAATATGAACCAGAGAAACCAAATTGGAAGAAGGTTGCAGCTCTACAAATCACACAGTCATCTATTCCTAATTTTTGGGCTAAGCAAGTACGAGCTGAGATTACTGATGGTTCATGTGAAGTTGGTTCAACCTTGTTCAGCGGAACTGGTAATGGAACTCTTTCTATCAATAGTCTTGGATCAGATACTACTCAGAGCATAGTTACAGCAGTAGCAAATTCGCCAACAACATTCATTGTCTTTGCAACTATGCCAAATGGCACCACTGTTTCTCTTGGTGTCGCTGCTGTAGGGAAATTATTTTCTAGCACGTTTATAAACTTTACTATCAATGCAGGCTCAATTCCGTTTACTGTAAACGATATGTTTACAATAGCTATCAACTATGTTTGGAAAAGAGTAGGAATTTACAATTTAGTTCAATCACCACTTCCACAAACAATTAATTTCCAATCAGAATTATACGTAAAAGCTGTTAGGCTTGTTCCAACATTATTCACAGGAACAGGAAATTGGGAAGTGCTAGCTCTAGATGTTCTTGATTCAGCGCCAACAGATATCAACAATATTCAAGATCTTTTCTTCAATGAAAATAGAGATCGTGATTATGCTAAGGTTCCATTCCTTCTAAAGGTGCAATACAACCCAACTGATTCTGTATCCGATCTAGCAAAGTTTGGTATAAACATACTTGATCAATATAACTTCACCACCTCGTTTAACACGATGGTGCAGACACTTGGTAGACCTATTGTTGTTGGTGACATCATAGAAGTTATTCCTGAGATGCAGTATGATCATAATCTTCGTCCAATTAGGAAGTTCTTAGAAGTCACTGACACTGGCTGGGCATCAGAAGGATTTGGCCCACAGTGGAACCCAGTTTTGTATCGTTTTCAAGCACAGCAAGCGCTTCCATCTCAAGAGACGCGAGATATTTTTGGTACGCTTGACACACAGAAGTACCTTATTCCTGATTCAATTCTAGCTGATGGTGTTGGGGAACAACTTGATGTTACTCCTTTAACTCAAACAGAAGAGATACAAAAAGAAGCTGCAAGTAGAGTACCTGAAACTGGTTCAGATGACCAGCGTTCTACTGTTGGTTCACCACTTCCACCTAAGCAAGCAGCTCCAAACGCTAAAGGTCAACCTAAGGCCCCAGACCCAATACCTTTACCTGGTGGAGCTCAAAATATCTATATTGAAGATGGTTTACCACCAAATGGGGAACCTTATGGTGAGGGCTTCGCGCTACCAGATATTTCTACAGTTTCTGATGGTGATTATTTCAGATTGTACTATCCGCCAGAAACAAAGATTCCACCACGTCTTTACAGGTTTTCAGCTTTGAAGAATCGTTGGATCTACATGGAAACAGATCGCCGTGGACAGTACAGCTCTCACAAACCATCTGTACGAGATATTTTGCAATCTAATACTAAACAAGGGTTAGGAAAGAAAACAATATAACTTCAACTCATCTTATTGTAAAAGAAAAACATACTTTTGCATCCTACAATGATAACTATTTGATAATGACAGTTGTATTTGATATAAGGGAATTTTTACCTAATGAAATTACTTGATTTTCTCTCAGAAAAGGCCATGAACATGGCTACATTTAGCGATACGGAAAAACGACTAGGTGATGTTGCGCGTGTAGGATTTGAATTTGAAATATCAGTAGAACCTAATTCGCCATATTTTTCAAAAAATGACGATAGAGAAATACTAGATATTTCAGATTTTGTTACTCTTGATGATTTTATTGAATGGTTTGATGCGCCGCGCAACGTTTGGCATACCATCGAAAGAGATTATGAAAACTGGAAAGCAGACTTAAAAGATGAATTTGTTTATTCGAATTGGATGGACTTTCTTGAAGACAGCGATGATGAGGATGATAACGAAGAAGCCGCCCGGAAAAAAGCTGAACGCGAATGGGAAAAAAATTACGATCCTGATCTCACATTTGAAACGTGGTTAGACAAAGAATTTGAAGGTGATCGTGCATATTTTTCAAGCAGATATAATTTAATACCAAAATATGGGTGGCAAGATATAGCTAATTCATTGATTTATGCTGAAGGAGATGATCATAGTGATTCTTCAAGTGTGGCTAACACTCTTGCTGATGCACTCGAAAAAATTGTTAATGCTAAAGTTGTTGTTTACAGAGAATACCATGAAAGAAAAAAATCATTAAATGCTTGGTATATTGAACCAGACACTTCGATTAATAGTAGTGGTATAGGATTAGAAATAGTATCACCTCCGCAAAATCTTTCAAAAGCTCTTTCAGATATGGAAGCTGTTTGTAAATTTATCAGTGATGAGAAAAATGGGTTAAAAACCAATAGCTCAACTGGATTTCATGTTAATGTTAGTATTCCTGATATAAGTGAAAAAATAGATCTCCTCAAATTAGCTCTTTTCATGGGTGAAAAATATTCACTTGAGTTGTTCAATAGGATTGGTAACACATATGCCGAAGAACATTTAAAGACTCTTATTGAAAAAATAAAAGAAAATGGAAAGTTTCCACGTGGTTTTGACCAGATGAAAAGAATTGCAGAACGTTACCTAAGTTCTGATAAGTATTACAGTGTAAATTTTGGAAAACTATCTAATGGAAATGAATATGTTGAATTCAGAGCTGCAGGTGGAACAGGATATGAACGTGATATAGACAGATTAAAGAAACTTGTGCTTCGTTTTGTAACTGCTGTCGAAATTGCATGTGATCCATCAGCTGAACGACAAGAATATGTAAAGAAATTAGTTAAGTTGTTTAATAACGCGTTTGATGTGAATGATAATTCTACTGCAACATCACCACATATTCCAAGTGAATTAAGTAGAATTGTTAAGCTTATTCCTACCTTTGTTACTAAGAGGACACTAGGTCAAATTTATGATATGAATAGTGATGTTCATAGTAAACGTAGAGCATTAATTTCACTAATGATTCGAGCGCTTGCTGCTGTTAAAAACATCAATTCTGATCTCACGATTAAAGAACTTATTTGGTTTAAACGAAAAGCAAAAGAGTTTGATATTAAGTCAAATGACGTTGATGAGTTTTTTAAAAACGAGTCTTACGATAATAATAGTATTTTGAATATAGATCGTAATGCCTTTAAGACAACATATCGTATATGATTAACTAAACATATAGAAAATTTTACCTTATTATGAAAATTACTTGTTTTTCAAAAAAGCCATGAATTAAGGTAACACCCAAGTAGAGACACCACAATCTTTAATTTGATGCCAACCATTTATTAACATATTTTGTTCTTCTGTTAGTGATGGATCAAAAGCATTTCCCAGTATTTTCACGAGCTTGTGTTTTTGACATTCCATTCTTGATAATACATTAGTTCCTTTTACATAGTAATAGTTTGGTTGTCTATCTGCAATCATTGTAAAACCAAGCTTTTTATAAGAATGACCATCAAAAAAGCGTCTGTCTGCATATGTTATTATTCTTCCAGTATATTTTGATCTAAAATACGACAGACATTTTCCAAATCCACCCAACACTGTATACCCAATTTTAGAACAACTTCTAATAATTTCCCACTCAGCATTTTTTGAAAAGCGAGGTCTTCCAAAAGATGTCATGAACACGATGTCATCATCCATTTTTAACGCTATATTATGGGTATGCCTATTACTTTTTCCATGAATGTGATTTTCTTCATAGAAATTTTTAGCAACAACTGAATCAACAATTTCAATTGTGCATTTACGTGCAAAAATCTTTTTTGTCTTTCCAAGTTTAGATAGAATTATATTTTCAATAATAGGTCGTTTTACCGCCCATTCATAATCCCATATGTGAAGAAGCTGTATATTATTTTTTTCGGCAAGCTTTGTTTTTTCAAGCAATGGTGTATATTCTTTTTTAGTTGAATGCCAATACACACCATTTAATTCTATTCCAAGTGAATAGTCTGGTAGCCAAATATCTATTTCCTTTTTAGATGGTAATAACAGGTCACGACGACCCCTTTCTACTTTTGCGTACTGCGATAAGAATTCAAATAAGCTTTCTTCAGGAGTTGACTTAGGTCTACAATTAGGACATTGCGTGGGCCCACCATAATTAAGATAGTGAAAAAAATGGCGACCACAGTCAATATGCACCCATTCATGCTTTTTTCCGCTATCTGAATAGTCATGTTGCCCAACTGGAACAACATTATAATGTTCTTTAATTTCTTTTAAAAGTTTTGGTACAACTTTTTCAATGTAATTCGCTCTATAAGTTAAGTTAATTTTCTTTTTTACATTGGGGTTTTGAGAAACATTATCACATCCATATTTTTCACGGACAGTTTTTCGTATCTTTTCTTTTGTTGATTCTGAATGCGTCCATTTTTCAGTATTATTGTTTTTCCATTTTTTCCATCTCGTTTTTGATGCATCTGATACTTGTTTTTTTCTGTTGCAAATTGGGCAACCAGCTAACCATGCCCCCGCATAAAGACTTCTTTTAAATGAATGATCAAAATGTATCCATTCTACTTTTTGTGTTATTAACGTTGGTACAACTTTTGGAGTAATCCCAAGTTTAGCAAGATCCTGCAAAATAGAAGCAATTTTGCCCGCATTTTTAGCTTCTTGTTTTTTTGATCTATTACTTGCGGTCAAAATAGAAGAGCATGATTTGCTGCATGTTTTTGAAAAGTCATTGAAAAATGTGACTCTTTTATTACATACTGGGCATTTTGGCCAAGTACGAAAATTAGAAATTAATGCTCTTGCCTTTTGCAGATTGCTTTCAAAATCTGATAAATATTTAAATGCTTCAGAGTTTTCTAACTTGGCTAGCTCGGCTGCCCGAATCTTAGGATGCGCATTAATCACACTAACACACTTTTCGTATTCGTAAGGAAATTGTTCTTTTAAGGAAATCATATGATAACAGATTATTTTTATGAAGGTCAGCTCCGATCTTATTTATTGCAATTTTGTAACATTTTTGCTGGTCTAAAAGTTAAAACTGGGAAGGGTGAATGTAATGAACCTGAGTTCATGACGGTACCTATCACAGTTGGTAGCCGTGATCGTGTTGTTGCAGCTCTTCAAGCTGGAAACACCCAGAACAAACCATTTTCTTTACCAATAATGGCTGCTTCTATTTCAAGCATATCTTTATCACCAAATAAAAAAGGAATTGGAGTTGTAGATCGTCGGGTATTTCTTCCAGCTGGTGGGGTTTACCCAGATGATTTAAGAACTGTTGTGCGTGTTATGCCAATTCCATATATTATGAGCGTAGAGCTTTCAATGTATGCTTCTAACACACAGCAGCTTCATCAGATACTTGAACAGATTTTAGTATTATTTGACCCTGCTCTTCAAATTCAAACATCTGATGCAGCATTTGATTGGACAAAAATCACTACTGTTGAATTGACAGGAATTAATAATGAGGAAAATTATCCACCTGGCGGTGATAGAAGAGTGCTCATGTGGTCTCTTACGTTTGATATTCCAATCTATATTTCTGCCCCAGTAGATATTCGAGACGAGCTTGTACGTAAGATCATAATTCAGCTTGGTGAGCTCGACGGATTTCAGATTAATGAGTTTGATGAAAATGGAGAGCTTGTTCCATTTAAAGCTGGGTATGATTATGGCGATTTTGGTAAAACGATTGTTACATCTAGAGGGCCAGAAAACACTTAAATTCTGGCTCCAAAACCTGAACTTGACATAAATATTATGTCAAAAGGCCAGTGCTAAAGGTGCGCTGGTAAGAATCAAAAATACTCTAAAGGAGACACATAGATGGCATCATTAGTTAGCCCAGGTGTAAGTGTAACAATTATTGACGAATCATTTTACATACCAGCCGAAGCGCCTACTGTTCCGTTGTTTTTCATAGCAACTAGAAAAGGTAAGCTTCAACCTAACGGTATTACCCCAGCACAAGGAACATATGAGCACAGTGTTGTTCGTACAGTTACCTCTATTGGACAAAGCGTGCAGCTTTATGGAATTCCTTATTTCTGGAGTGATCTTTCTGGTAATGAATATCATGGTGATGCACGTAATGAATACGGCTTATTTGCCTTAAACCAGTTCCTGGGAGTAGGTAATAAAGCTTATGTTGTTCGTGCCAATATTGACCTTAGCGACGAAGCACAATCATTCATTAGTGCTGGAATTCCAACACATGATACACCAGTTCTAATTGGTGTTGGTGATGGTTCTATTGTTAATATTACTGTTCCTTCTATTTTTGTTAAACCAGAAAAGATCACGGTGGTTATGATAAGCTCAACAAGCTTCACTGTACAAGGTTCAGAGTCTGGTATTATTGGAACTGGTACAGTTAACGTTCCATTCACATCTTCAAAGGTAAACTTTACAGTAGTATCAGGGACAACCCCATTTGTTGCCAACGATTACATTGAGTTTAACCTAATATGGCAACCTACATCTTTTGTTGGAACCGGTAATGGAACGATGGTAAACATTGTTCCAGGTGTAAATGCTGTTCAAGAAACAGTTACTGTAACTTTTACCAGCCCAACTACTTTTGATGTCAATGGATCCGTGCTAGGTTTTGAAGGTTCTGGTACAGTTGGTGTTCCATTTGATGTAAACACGCTCAACTTTACAATTAATGCTGGTTCAATTCCATTTGCTACCGGTGATACGTTCACTGTTGTTCTTACAGATGTTCATCTTTTTAACCCACTTGGTGCTAATGATGCAGCTAAGAGAGTTTCTATTGTAACTGCGTTGCAAGCTGAAATCAATAGTAATACTGAGGTTCGCTCTGAAATTTATGAGTACAACCTGATTGTTTGTCCAGGGTACCATGAGGTAGTTGACGAAATGGTTGCATTGTCCACAACTGTTAATGATGAAGCGTTTGTTATTGCTGACACACCAGTGAATAAAACCCCAGAACAAGTTGCTGTTTGGTCACTTACATCTGAGCGCGTAAATTCAATGAATGTTGCTTACTACTACCCATGGGGTTTGGCTTCTAACCTTGATGGTCGTAATGTCTGTGTTGCACCTTCTGGTATTGCGGCTCGCACATACGCTTACAGCGATATTCAAGCATATGTTTGGTTTGCCCCAGCCGGCGTTCGCCGTGGTGTTGTAACTGGTGTTTCACAAGTTGGTTATGTGACAGGTACTCTTGGTACACCAGCAACTTTTGTTGAGGTTAATCTTAACCAAGGTCAGCGTGACAATCTGTATGAGTTCAATAAGAACATTAACTCACTTGTCTTTTTCCCAGGACGTGGTTTGCTTGTTTGGGGGCAAAAAACATCCTATGGTGCAGATTCATCTTTAAACAGAGTTAACGTTGTCCGTCTCATTATGTTCTTAAAGCGTCAGTTACGTAAAGGTGCATTCCCATTTGTTTTTGAACCTAATGATAAGGTGACGCGTGATAACATTAAGGCGATGGCAGATGGATTACTTAACGATGTTTTAGCTAAGCGTGGATTATATGATTTTGTAACACTTTGTGATGAATCAAATAATACGCCTGATAGAATTAATCGTAATGAGCTTTATTTAGATGTTGCTATCAAGCCAGTTAAAGCGGTAGAATATATTTACATTCCAATCCGTGTGTTAAGCACTGGTGCTACAATGTCACACCATTAATTATGGCATAATCTTGATAAAAACAGGTCCTTTTAGGACCTGTTTTTATGTTCAATTACATTATTAAATAAAGCATTACTACGATTAGGAGTAACATCTAAATGCTTACATGTATGGTTTGCGGGTATGAACACCCGTCAATGATCTCACCATCGCACTTGAAAAAACACGGTTTAACTGCTGCGGATTATAAAGCTAAATATCCAGAAAGCGTGTTAAGAGTGCAGTCTGCTGAAACAAAGAATAAAATAGCAGCTTCCAAAGTTGGAAAGCCAGCATGGAATAAGGGCGTTTCAACTGGTCCAAATAAAAGGCTTTCTGAATCAATGTCAGGTAAACCAAAACCACATTTAAAGGGAAAAACAAGAACTGAAGAACAAAAACAAAAAATTTCAGAAGCCACTAAAAAAGCAATGGTTGGTAAGATGACTGATTCAGTTAAAAACAAGTTGTCAGAAGCCATCAAAATCAAAAAGATGAATGGCACATATGTTCCGCCAATGCTTGGAAAGCACTTAAGTGAGAATGCTAGGAAAAGGATATCTGACTCTTTATCAGGAGAAAACAACTGGGCACGAAAAAGGTTTATCTCAAAAATACAAGAGCTATGCAAGCAGGAAAATTTAGAGTTTTTAGATAGAGAGCAATCTGCTAAAACAGGTACACGTCTAAATTTTAGATGCAACAAGTGCCATTATGTATTTTCATTTGGAATGGGCTATTTCTCAAATTCGCAAATTAAGTTAGGACACGCTGTTGAAAGTGGCATTTGCCCATCTTGTAATCCTAGAATTAAAACTAAGTCAGCTAAAGAGTTAGAGCTTTTAGAATATGTTCGCTCGCTTGTTGGTGATGAAGAAATAAAAAGTGGAAATAGATCAGAAATTTTTCCTTATGAACTAGACGTATATCTGCCATCAAGGAAAATAGCAATAGAATTTTGTGGTATATACTGGCATACAGAAGGTGTATCAGCAAAAAGCAATGTTAAAGCACGGCGAGAATATGAAAAATATTTAATGTGTTTGGAAAAGGGCATTCGTCTAATAACAATATTTGAAGATGAATGGGATTTCCAGCAAAATATAGTAAAAGATAGACTACGTCATATTTTAGGTATAAAAGGTAAGATAATTGGCGCGCGAAAATGCAAAATTGAACAAATTCCATTTAATGTGAAAAATGATTTTTTAAACACATATCATATTCAAGGCGCAGACAGAGCAAAAATAAGCCTTGGTGCTTTTCATGAAAATGAATTAATCGCGGTTATGACATTTAGTCCTACAAACTTCACAAAAGGTGGAGATGGGTCACAAATTGAATTGAACCGATTCGCGCTTGCTGCTGGAATACATTCTCCAGGCATAGCAAGTAAATTCATAAAGTATTTTCAAACATACTTAAATCCTAACGGAATGGACATAATTTCATATTCAGATAACAGATGGTCAGCTGGTGGCGTTTATAAAAGCATTGGATTCATTGAGGCAGCAAAATCTGGTCCATCTTACTTTTACGTTGATATGAAAAGTTCAAAGAAAATAAGAAAGCACCGATCTAACTTTATGAAACACCGATTACAGAAAATCTTTGGTAAAACACTAGACTTAACCTTATCTGAATGGGAAATCATGCAACAAGAAGGCTATGACAGAATATGGGACTGTGGTACAACAAAATGGATATTGTGTGCTAATAATCATAAATAGATAATACCCACATCATTCAATAAAATGTAGCTATGGAAACAATCATCTCTCAACTATTTGCTGCCCGTGATATCGCTCATAGACTTCACCTGCGTGCGCGGTCATTTTCCATACATATGGCTCTCAATGATCTTTATGTGAGGCATTAGTTGATATGGCTGATAGATTAGCCGAAATTTATCAGGGAAAATATGGACTGATGAATATTGCAAATCCAGTTTTTACGTTCTCTGATGACAACCCAATTACCTTTATCAAAGAGCCTGCCCAATGGGCCGAAAATACGCGCACTGTGTTCAATCCTGAAGATACACACTTGCTTGGTGAATGGGATTCTGTTATTTCAACAATCTATCGCGCAACATAAATTAGAAAACTTAGCGTAATGATTACATTCAAATCTTTTCTTCTTAATGAACAACAAGAAATGACTTTTACCTTTGAAGAAGGGTTAAAAGCAATCAAAGAAAATTGTAGTTGGTTTTTAAACGAATCACGTGGTGAACCTATGTTTAGGGGGATAGGTAAAATACGCGTTGATGTTAACAAAGTTCAACGTGTTAACACAGATACAATTTCCTGGACACCACAACCATTTGATAGAAAACCTAAAGATTCATCACGGGAATTTAATTTTGTTTTTAATTCTATGCTTGATGCCGCGTATGAAATCCGTGACATTAGAAAAAGATCTTTCTTTGCTACCGGTGACAAATCATTTGCACAAGCATTTGGCCAGGTAATGTTCTGTTTTCCAAAAGGCAAATCAAAATGGGCATGGTCGCCGCACATTATTGATTCAGTTGAACAGCAAGCTGACATCTATGAAACACTAGTTAAAAACTGTTCTCTAAAAAAAGCTGATGAAGAACAACTTGCTATTATTTTTGATAAATTAAATGCATTGTATAAGTCAGAACCCACGAATTGGGTACATGATTTAACAGGTGATGCCAGTGAAATCACTGAACAGGTTGTTAAAAAAACGAGATTAAAAGGAATTTTTCCTTCAAAAGATAGTGACCCATATCAAGTACTACGCCAAGGATTAAAGGAAACAGGACTTGAATTGTATTTAAACTGTAAACGGTTACCAGATGCAATTTCTTCTGGCAATGAAATTGCGTTTTATGAATCTGATGGATACTACTTAATTCCTGAAACATTAGTACTTGAAGAAATTAAAAAAGAGGAAGAAAAAAATAGTAATTTTAAAAATAGAAATTTTTCCCTAATATCTCAAATTTACGATTATATTCTGTTCAAATTGAAATAGCTCTACCCCGGTGCTTGATTTATCTGACTTCCTGATAAATAAAGATATACTGGCAACGGTAATTGACACTTAGAACAGACAAAAGAAGGAGACATAATGGCTACTCTATCACAGATGGGTATTCCAGGTGCAGGTTTTGGTATACTGCATCCTAAGCAAAAATATCGCTGGCAGGTGACATTCGTAGGACTTGCACGTCTTGTGCCAGGTGCTTCATCGCGCGATATCACTCGTCAAGCAACAACTATCACACGCCCAAATTTATCATTTGAAGAAGTTCCTATTCATCGCTATAACTCAGTTGCATACATAGCTGGTAAGCACTCGTGGGAACCAATTTCTCTTACAATTGAAGATGATATTACCGGTTTAGCTTCTTATGCAATTCAAGGTCAGCTTGAAACTCAAGAGCGTCTTATTGGCGCTGACCTTCCGGGTCAATGGTTAAATTCTGCTGCAACTGGATCTGATTACAAGTTTGGTACCATTATAGAGGCACTTGATGGTAATGAAGGTGTCGTAGAACGTTGGAGGATTGAAGGATGCTTCATTCAGTCCGCAGACTATGGTGACCTTGACTACTCAGCATCTGATGCATCTACGATCACAGTGCAACTTCGCTATGATCATGCGCGTCAAGAGCTTACAGGTCAGGGATACGGTACTGCTCTTAATGGTAGCCTCTAATAGGAGAAAGATATGCCTAATATTTCTGACATGTTTGCTAATATACCAGGTGTTAAACACGACTGGAACACAGATTGGAAAGAAGATGCTAAAGCTGATTGGCGTGTTGACTGGGTTGCCCAATCAAGTGGTTCATCATCAAGTTCATCGCCTGATTCATCATCAAGTTCATCATCAAGTTCATCGCCTGATTCATCATCAAGTTCATCATCAAGTTCATCATCAAGTTCATCATCAAGTTCATCATCAAGTTCATCGCCTGATTCATCATCAAGTTCATCATCAGGTTCATCATCAAGTTCATCATCAGGTTCATCATCAAGTTCATCATCAGGTTCATCGTCTGATTCATCATCAGGTTCATCGTCTGATTCATCATCAGGTTCATCGTCTGATTCATCATCAGGTTCATCGTCTGATTCATCATCAGGTTCATCGTCTGATTCATCATCAGGTTCATCGCCTTCCTAAGATACTCTATATCCCATCTTTACAAAATAAAGGACTCTTCGGAGTCCTTTATTTATTAAGTACGATTTAGTAATAAATACATCATAACTTTATTTTAAGACACAGTGTTTTATGCAAGATATATCTGAAATTATTAAATCTGCTGGAATTGGTCTTGAAGCACAGGCTTTCAAGGCATTTGGTGCTGCTGTTCAAGGTGATGCGGATAGATCTTTGGGAAGTATTTTCAGCAACAGAGGACAATCAGACGCACTTAATTCATCACTTCAAAATGATAATGGGGTTACGGCCGATCAAGCAGCTAGTTTAGCATCACCAGGTATTTGGGATTCAACACGGTATGCAGCGCAAAACGCTTCACGTGCAATGGGTTCAATCTCAAATGCGCCAAAAATCAAGTTTCTCTTTAAGATTTCATTTAGTTTTTTCCCTGAGATGATTGAATATGCATCATCTTTGAATGGAACTGATCTTTCTGCTCTAATGAGAAGTTTGGACTTTTCAGTTAAGCAAATTGATCTTCCTACAGTTGAACTTGATTATGAAGAAGTTAATATGTATAACTTCAGAACAAAAGTACTGAAGCAAATACGACATAAAGAAATCAGTCTTACTTTTTATGATGATATTGGAAACAAGGCTCTTGATTTCATGAACATTTACAGAATGTTGCTTATTCCAGCTGCAAGGCGAGAACAAGATAGTAATGCACAACTTAACGAATATGGGTTCACCTTTTTAAATGAACCTACAAGTTTAAATACTTCTTTTCGTAGCCCATTGCCTGGTGATAAGAAAGATATTTTGTCACAGATAATTATTCATCAGTACTACGTTGAAATGGGATCTCCTGATCCTGTTAAAGTAAACGAGTTCGTATTTACAAACCCAAAAATTACAAGCATATCTGATGGTGACCAAGATCATGAAAATGGTGGGACACCAAATACAATCACGTGTTCCTTTGACTTTGATACATTATATCTTCAAACTGGGCAAAGCGCTTTAAATAGTTCTAGACCACCAAAAGCGGTGATGACGTATGATATTCTTAGTGATTATAGTGTAGGCGGTACAGTGCTTTACGGAGGCCAGCAAGTTTCTCCAGGTGGTGTAAAGAATTCGTTTATTAACACTTTCATTCATCAAAATCAACAAATATTTCAGACTAGTAATACCAATCCTATCAGGCGCACCATGGGTAATATGCAATTTGGTGGTACTTTAAGTAATTCAATTATATCTGATTCAGGAGCGCTAGGAGAAGCAGCAAATAGAACTTTGTCTAGCATTAGTTATGGTATGACACAGGGATTAGCACTTCCATCTGTAGCGCCACTTAATGATAACTCTGTTCCATCATCACAGGTTGTTAATCTTACGCGTCAAACACGTTCTAATGATATAGACTATTTTATTGACTAAAGAAGTTATTTTTACAACACACAAGAGACACGTGTTTATAGAAAAAGCTTTCAAAAAGTTTAATACATATGGCAGTGTACGGAAGATTTATACCAAAAAATCCATCCAAATATGTTGGTGATTCAACCAACATATTTTTTCGCTCGCTTTGGGAATCACAGGTCATGAAGTATTTTGACAGCCACCCTGATGTTCTTCATTGGGGTTCAGAAGAGATCGTGATTCCTTATCTTAATCCCTTAGATAACAAGGTACATCGTTATTTTCCAGATTTCTTCGTTGAATATCTTGATAAGGATGGTAATCTTTTGAAAGAGATAGTAGAAGTTAAACCACTTCATGAATCAGATCAACACCACGCAAAGAGTGAAAGATCAAAGGACGCACTAATAGTAAATGAGGCAAAGTGGAAATCGGCTTCTATTTTTTGCGAACAACGTGGAATGAAATTTAGAGTTCTAACTGAAAAAAGCATTTTTCATCAAGGTCAAAAGAAAGTAAAGAATGGCAGAAAGTCTGATATTCATTCCAAGAAATCCAGCTAAGTACGCTGGGGATGCTCGACGAATTGTTGCTCGTTCAACATGGGAGCTTGCTTACATGCGAGCTCTTGATAACTCTATTAATGTAGCAAAGTGGTATAGTGAACCCAGAAATCTAAATATTACATACAAAGATCCAATCACACGTCAGGTTAAGAATTATTGGCCAGACTTTTTAGTTCAGTACAATAATAATACGATTGAGATCGTGGAGATAAAACCACTAAAAGAATCATTAATGAGTGAAGCTAAGTCGACATATGATCGTCTAATGCTTGCACGAAATGCTGCAAAATGGCAAGCTGCTGAAAGATTAGCAAAGGCAATTGGCGCGCGGTTCAGAATAGTAACAGAACGTGAACTCTTTGGTGCAGCTTTAAAGCGCCCATCAACTAGAAGATCAAAAGGATCTATTGGAACAAGAGGAACAAGAGGAACAAGAAAATGATTAAAAACCCACTTGAAGACGTGTTTAACATGCGTGAAAGCGCTGATATTGACATTGAAGCTGAATATGGTATGGCGCAAGTTCCTGCGCAAATAGAACAATCAGAGGGCCCACCTGTAGATCATAAGGATGCCGATGATGTTCTTGTTGAAAAAAGGATAGATGAAGTTTATGATGCGGCCATGGAAGCATACAGAGCACAACAAAGTTATCTCGAGGTTATTGAGCCACGATATGCTGCAAGAAATGCAGAAGTAGCAGCCAATTTCTTAAATATAGCATTAAGTGCCGCAAATAGTCGCGCAAAAGTAAAAACGGATCGTAAGCGTGCAAATCAATCATTTGTACCATATGCAAATGGTGGTGGTAAAACTACCAATAACATTCTAATTGCTGATAGAAATGAAATTTTGAAAATGATCACGGTTGATGATACTTCAAAGGAGTTAAAATGATTACATTTAAGCAATATCTCACTGAGCAAGACATCCATGAAGCAACAAAAATAATTAAGCACTGGGATATCAATAAAACTGATGCAAAAATAGATGTTGATACTGCTATATCATTACTGAACACACATTCAAAGAATTGGAAGAAAGCAATAAGCAATTATAATTGCATACTTTATCGTGGGTTTGCAACTAAACCTACTGAAGGTGATTTTTTGATAATGGATTCTTCAACAGGCATAAGAACCTCTAAAGATACAGATAATCTTTATCAACTGATGTATTCAACATCAACAAAGATGAAAAATTTATCTGACAGAAGTAAATCACTTATCTGTGTTGCGGGCAGCATAGACACTGCTAAATTATATGGTCATCCTTACGTGATTGTGCCGTTTAATGGAATTAAGATTACAGTATCAGAGCATAGAGATTTTTTAAACACTCCGATTTATACATCTATCTACGAAGGTAGTGTAGGTACGATGCAAGAAGATATTTCTAATTTTCTTATTTCAACAGGAGTAAAACAAATAGATAAAAAGTTTATTAGCGCTGATGAAATTAATAATTATCTAGAAAAATTTTCACCTGAAAATCTCATAGTTCGTTGGGACATCTTTGTTAGATATAGAGACTCTTTGGAATTTACGAATAAAGAAATCGGAAAAATGTATGATGATTTTAATCTATTTAAACATGCAACACTTTCACCATCCGAAGTAAAAATCATAGAGAAGATGGAACAGGAAATAATTGCACGTAGATGTAAAATATATTCAAGTGAATTATCACGCGTTTATAGACTATTTAAATCAACAAAAAATGAACGATTTACTGCGCTATCATCTACAATAATGACGCCAACTTCTTTACATCTTAAAAATCGATACTATGGTAGTGAAGATTTTACTGTAGGAAATGAGTGCTGGTTTTCCGGTAAGTGCATGGTTATTTCTTTACCATTGTTTGCGCAAATTATAGATAAGATTGAAGAACAAGGATATGACGTTGATCCGACAATAGTAAATGATATAAAACAAGAAATTAAACAAGATGATCAAAGTTGAATCATGATTACATTCAAGCAGTATCTCACTGAGCAAAACATCAGCGAAGCTGTGTTTAAAAAATGGTCTGTTGATAGAGTAGATGTTAATACTGCTATATCTACATTAAATGAATATGCAAAAGATGGGTTAAAAGCCATTCAAAATGGTGGCGTAATTTATCGTGGGTTTGTAGAAAAACCAAGAGGTAAACATGACTTTTTTATAATGGATTCATCAACTGGTGAAAGGACGTCAAAAGATACTGATAATCTTTACCAGTTGATGCTTTCTGTATCCACAAAGATGAAGGATTATCCTGATAGAAGCAAATCATTTATTTGTTCTACAAATAAAGATACTGCAAGATCATATGGACATGCTTATGTAATGGTGCCATATGATGGCACCTATTTAGCAGTATCAAAAAAATCAGATTTTTTCGACCAACTAATTAAATCACCTATCTTCGAAGATAATCCAAATCGTATGTATAACATTTCTAGGTTTCTTGTTTCTTCAGGGGTAGGTAAACCTGAATTTGGAAAATTTGTTGATGCAGCTAAAATTGATAATGACCTAAAAAAGCTATCACCAGAAATGCTTTTACTTAACTGGGATATTTGCGTTAATTTTATTAAAAAATCTTTGAAATTTAAGAATGAAAAATTTCAACAGATGTATGAAGGTATTAACTATAAACCAATCCCACCTGACGTCAAATCTCCATTAAAGCAATTTTCAAAATCAACGATTGAAACGCTGACAAAGTTAGCACCGGAAATAGCTGCGGGCAGATTTACAGCATCCTTATCAAGAGTATTACGTGTTTATGAGATATTCATATCAACTGAGAACCATAGATTTACCGCTCTGGCATCTGAGATAATGACACCAGAATCTACTGATCTTACGCTTGTAAAATATGGTTACCCACTTGATAAGAACGTAGAATGTTGGTTTTCAGGTAAATGCATAGCAATGACATTACCAATGTTTGCGCGCATACTTATTGAGTTAGAAAAACAAGAATTTCCAATTCATTCATTTGTAAAAGATGCAATGGGAGAAGAAATTTTAAAAGAAAAGAAAAAAATAATAAATCATAATAAAACATAATATGGTTTATGTAAAAATCTAATGTTTTTAGTTTTAATATAAAATGATTACATTCAAGCAGTATCTCACTGAGCAAAACATCAGCGAAGCAGTAATTAAAAAATGGTCTGTTGACGGAGTAGATGTTGACACTGCTATATCTACATTGAATGAATATGCAAAAGACGGCTTAAAAGCCATTCAAAACGGTGGTGTAATTTATCGTGGGTTTGCGGAAAAACCAAGAGGTAAACATGACTTTTTTATAATGGATTCATCAACTGGTGAAAGAACCTCAAGAGATTCAGACAATCTATATCAACTGATGCTTTCTGCTTCTACAAAGATGAAAGATTTTCCTGATAGAAGTAAATCATTTATCTGTACTACAAATAAAGATACTGCAAGATCATATGGGCGCGTTTATGTTATAGTTCCATTTGATAACACAAATTTAGCAGTATCAAAAAAATCAGATTTTTATGACCAACTAATTAAATCACCTATCTTTAAAGATGATCCAAATCATATGTATAGTATTTCCAGATTTCTTATTGCTTCAGGTGCAGAAACATCTAAATTTGGAAAATTTGTTGATGCAACTAAAATTGATAATGACCTAAAAAAGCTATCACCAGAAATGCTTTTACTTAACTGGGATATCTACGTTAACCATAAATCATTGAAATTTAAGAATGAAAAATTTCAACAGATGTATGATTATATTCACTATAAACCTATCTCATCTAAAATTAGTGTGCCAATAAATCAATTTTCATCATCTACAGTAAAAACACTGGCAAAGTTAGCACCAGAAATAGCTGCAGGCAGATTTACATCATCTTCAACTAGCTTAATGCGTGTTTATGAGATATTCAAATCAACAAAGGACCATAGATTTACAGCTCTGTCATCTGAAATAATGACACCGAAATCTACTGATCTTACACTTGTAAAGTACGGTGAACCACTTAATAAGAATGTAGAATGCTGGTTTTCAGGCAAATGTATAGTGATGACATTACAAATGTTTGCACGTATACTTATTGAGTTAGAAAAACAAGAATTTCCTATTCATCTATTTGTAAAAGATGCAATGGAAGAAGAAATTTTAAAAGAAAAGAAAAAAATAAGACATAATTCAGGTATGTAAGATGATTACATTCAAGCAATATCTCACTGAGCAAAATATCAGCGAAGCAGTAATTAAAAAATGGGCTGTCAATGAAATAGATAGTGATGATGCTATATCTTTATTGTATGAATATGCAAAAGACGGCTTAAAAGCCATTCAAAACGGTGGTGTAATTTATCGTGGGTTTGAAGAAAAACCTGGTGATGATGATTTTTTAATAATGGATTCATCAACTGGTGAAAGAACCTCTAAAGATACTGATAATCTATATCAATTGATGCTTTCTGCATCCACAAAGATGAAAGATTTTCCTGATAGAAGTAAATCATTTATTTGTGTTACAGATAAATATGTAGCTACTATTTATGGTCAAGTTTATGTAATGATTCCATTTGATGGTGCAAATTTGGCAGTTTCAAAAGAGCAAGATTTTTTTCATCAAAAAATTAATTCGTCTATTTTTAGTGATTACCCAAATCATATGCTTGATATTTCTAGGTTTCTTATATCTTCAGGTATAGAAAGGGTAAATGATAAATTTTTTCATGTTAATAGTATTAACAACCAATTAGAAAAGTTGACACCTGAAGGACTCATGCTTAGGTGGGATATTTTTGTTACACAAAAATCTTTAAAATTTAAAGATAGTAAGTTTCAGCAACTATATGATGATTTTGGTGCAGCACATAATATATTGATAAATCTTTCATCAAAAATAGATACATTAAAAACACTAGAACAGGAAATAGCTGCAGGTAGATTTACAACATCTTCAACCAGTTTAAAGCATGTTTACGAGATATTCAAATCAACGGATAACAATAGATTTACGGCATTATCGTCTGAGATAATGACACCAGAATCTACTGGTCTTACACTTGTAAAATACGGCAACCAGCTTGGTAGGAATGTTGAATGTTGGTTTTCAGGTAAATGTATAGCAATGACATTACCAATATTCGCACGTATGCTTATTAAACTTGAAGAAAGTGGTGTTCAAATTAATGGTTATGTATATGAGACTTTAAGGTTAGAGATACTCAAACAAAAAGCTAAAAATAATAATTCTTAAACCGTTAAAATGAAAAAGGTTAAATTGTACGATGATAAACATGAAAGATAAACCAGTTATTTCTTTTAAACAATATCTTGATGAAAGCATCAATGACAAAGGTATTTTCAAGGCCATCTTTGTTATTGGTTTGCCTGGCGCTGGAAAAAGCTATACTATCAAACAGCTTAAAGGTCAAATTAATCCAAAGGTTGTTAATACAGATATTGCCGCAGAATTTCTTGCATCCAAGTGGAAAAAAGAAATTAAGTCAGAAACATGGCATGAATTCCGAGATACTACGCACCGTGTAACAAAGAATAGCCTCACACAGTATCTAAACGGGATGCTTCCTCTCTTTATTGACGGCACGTCCAATGATGTGTCAAATATTCTTCATAGAATTGGTATTTTAGAATCTCTTGGTTATGATGTAGGTATCGTGTTCGTGCACACGTCATTAGAAACTGCACTAAAACGAGCAGAAGAACGCGCCAAAAAAACAGGGCGTCATGTTGATACCGAATTCATTCGTGCTGTTGATTCACGTAACAAGGAAAATGCTGATTACTTAAAATCAAAGGTGCAATTTTTCAAACAGATTGAGAATGATTCTGATGTTCTGGATGATTCAGAAATGCTTGCTGCATTCAATGCCACTCAGCAATTTTTTAATTCCGAAATTCAGAACCCAATCGGTAAGAGAACACTTGAACAAATGAAAGCTAAGAACCAAAAGTATCTAACACCAGAAATAATTCCATTTGATGTTCTTGCTAAAAAAGTAGATGGTTGGTACAAATAATGATATCATTTAAGCAATTCATAACTGAGGGGAAAACATTTGATCTTGAGCGGTTCAAAACAGACTGCGCATTCATGTTAGAACAACTAAAAGGTAGTAAAGGACAGCATTTATTATATCATGGCACTATGCGTTATCCAAAAGGTGATTGGGAAATTCGTAACTTTAAAGAACGCGCTAAGCCTAGAGATTCTGATGTGTACTTGCACACTCAAGTTAATAAGCTATTCACAGATATGTTCGGTGGGCCGGCAAGAAACTGGCTTTTTACTACTGGAAACGTTAATGATGCGTACGTATATGGAAAAACATTTGATGGTGTTCTCGTTATTTTCCCGATTGGAAAATTTGAATGGTTGTGTGGTCTAGATCAAGACTTAAGTGATATAACTGGGTGGCATTCGCGGGTGTTCGTGCAGATGACAAACACATCAAGGAATCTACCATATGAAAAGCGCTTAAATAATGCAACAGATTATTTAGTAAGTAAGATGCGGCACATGCATTGGTTGCATAATGAAAAACTTATTGAGTGCATTAAATCAGGAAACGAGATTCACGTAAAATGTGAAAGGTTCTATGCTTTCAAGCTGGGCGGGTATGTTTTCACTGATATTGTTAAACCATTCCTTGAGACCTTGTAAGATTTGTTCAAAATAAACGTAACTAATTTGCTATTGATGGCTATATGCATTTTTTTCAATAAATAATTAGTTAACCTAATCATTTTTGGAGTTCTAAATGAAACTTATTCAAAACCTAGTTCAGCTTCTTGAAACAAAAAAACAACAGTCATCTCATCCCAGAGATGAGTTTTATTCCAGTCGATCTGCGCGCGGGGTGTTTGAAAATGATTCCTCTGATCTTAGAGAAGGTGATTTAGTAAAGATTATTGGAAATGTTGTACACTCTGGTGAAACAGGAACTGTTAAAAATTTTGGATTTGAAAAGAAGTTTGTTATTGTTAAACTTAAAGATGGTTCTCTCGCATCATTCCATTCATCAAATGTTACTAAAATAGACGATGAAGAAGACGATGAAGATGATGATGAAGATCGCGTAAATGAAGATGTAGATGACGATGACGATGACGACGATGTAAATACATTCTACGTTGCATTTTATGAAGAAGAAGACGGGCGTTCGTGGATTGGAAAGGTGACTAAAGAAGATGGTAATAAATGGTATGAAAAGAAGTATAAAGGTAGACCACACTATAATTGGGGGTCAACCTACATGGGTTATCTTACTCCAGATCAAGTTATGACATGGATTCATAAAGATTATGATGATGATGGTGTAGAAATTAAAGGACCATTCTTTGATCCTGAAGAAGCAGAAGAATACGTTAAGGACAATTGGGGTAATTTAAAGTAATGCTTAAAATTTAAGCAGACAAACTTCTAAGTTTTAATGGCGTGCAAACTTGCTTTTAATTGCAATTTTCACGCCATTAATTCTATATGAACCTTAATTCAAAATGATTTCTTTCAAACAATTTATTTTAGAGAACACGAACGTTGATGATGAAGATTTGATGTATATTGCCAATCTTATCAAGCGTGATTGTCAACTATTTTTGAATGAAAGTGGTGGAAAGGTAGTTTATCGTGGTATACATGTTAATAGATCGAACGGGTATTTGAAGCCAGTTAATGAAAAACTTGATGATATAATGTATATAGGCACAATTAGAACTGACAGAATACCACTTGATTCTCCTAAATGGTTACATGATACATTGAATGAAAAATTCAAATCAGATATTGGTGAACCACTGAGGTCAACTTCTTTGTTTGTTATCGGTGATATTCGTCAAACCGAAAAATATGGCAATGCGTATATGATTTTTCCAATTGGAAATTTCAACTATGCTTGGTCAGACCAAACAGCAGACCCAGCTGATGACTTCTATATAAGTCCAATCATACATAAAACTTTAACGAGTTCATTTAATCCTAATTTCAGCGATAAGCTTAGGAAAAGGTTCTTTGCTTTTCTAAAGAAGAAATATCCTGATGCATACGCTGAATCTCAAAAGAGATATGATCTGTTTCTTAAATGGGCTGATAAAAAGGGTATTAATATTGCTGATGAGAGAGAAAGCCCATGGATACAGTTTGTTAAGAGTTTTATTAAACACAATGATCTTTGGAAGTATGATACTGGTCTTAAAGACGCATTATCTTCAGAATACGAAGATAATGAGATCATGATCTCATGCGATAAGTATTACGCAGTTAATGCTTTTAGAGTTGACCCGGTTACCTTAATTAATTACGTTAAAAAATAATATGCCGTCTTCAGCGCTAAAACATCTAGCAAAACAGGCTAAGATTTCTGTCGAAAGAGCAGAACATCTGTGGAATAAGGCAAAGGAAATTGTTGATGCAGAATATCCTTATGATAAGAAGGATGAACGGTACTGGGCACTTCGGATGGGCATTACTAAAAGGATGATGGGGTTGGGAGAAAATTTATCTTTTAAAGATTTTCTCTCACTTAATGAAGCTTCTGTTGGGAAGAAACCACAGTATCAATCGTTAGAAGTTGAACGAGCAATTGAAGAATTAAACAGACACGCTAAAGATGCACTTTGGATGTTGTATGAAAATAGACCACTTTATCGTGGTGATAGAAGTAATAATATCGAAGATATTATGAAGACAGGATTTGCTACAGTAGATCCCAGCGCTACAAGGCGAAAAAGCGAAAATACTAGTAATTACTATACAGTGATTCTTGATAATCACCCTGACTATAAGGATTTTCCAAAGAGGTCTCGATCTTTCATTGGAACAACAAATTTAGTTATTGCTCAGCATTATTCAGGTCTTAATAAACCTTTAATAATGATTCCTTATGATGATGTAAAGATTGGAATGGTAAACGAAAGGGACATTTGGGGCGTAAGAATATCACCTTTTAATCATACTATGAGCATGGATTTTGAGCGGGCTAATCGTCCTTTTAAACGCATGGGGATAAATCCAAACATAAAAAGCTTTGAGGATTTTGATAAGTTACTTAAGAGTGGTGATAGATTTGCAATAGAAAATCTAAAAAAAGCTTATGATCTAACTAATAAAGAAGCACTTAAATACTCAAAAAGGTTTATGGAAGAAATATGGAGAGCATATTCTCCAAAAGAAACAGGCTTTAGAGTGTATACAACGAAAACTTTGCCAAGAAAATATGTCGACACAGAAGTGTGGGTAGGTGGTAAGGTTATGTTAATTGATGTGGATATGTGGGATGACATGAGAGATGCTCTTAAGCAGAAATGATTAATTTAGTTTGAAATAATATGACAAAGTACACATCCTTCATCGAATTTCTTTTATTTAATGAGGCCGCTATTGGAAAGGAACCACACTATGAACCAGTAGAGGTAGAAAATGCGATTGAACAACTAAATGAGCATGCTAGAGGTGCTCTTTGGATGCTGCAAAAAAATACTCCACTTTATCGTGGTGACTTGAATCCAGGATTAAATGCAACATTGAAACAAACGGGGTTTGTTAATGTAGACACAAGTATTACAGAGCGTAAAAGCCAAGATAATTTTAATTATTACACCGTAATTCTTGACAACCATCCAGAGTATAAAGATTTTCCAAAACGATCACGTTCTTTCATAGGTGCGACAAAAGAAGAAATTGCTGCAGACTTTATTAATGTTGATGACGACACTAACCGCCCTTTTATAATGATTCCATACGATGGTGCTAAGATTGGAATGGTGCATGAAAGAGATATATGGTACGTGAAAATAACTTTATTCGGAAAGCAAAGTACATTTGAATTTGCCAATGAAGATTTTAATAACATTTTAAAAAAACCAGCACAGAACATAAAAATCTTTGAGGGTTTTGATAAGTTGCTCAAACACGGAGATGAACGCGCTGTGGAGCGATTCAAAAAAATCTTTAAATTAACTGATGAAGAAGTTGAGAAATACTCGAAGACATTTTTGGAAGAAATATGGAGAGCGTATTCTCCAAAAGAAACAGGTTTTACAGTGCACACTACAAAAACTTTACCAAGGCCTCTTCCAGCTTCTGAAGTGTGGGTAGGTGGTAAGGTTATGTTAATTGACTATGAAATGTGGCTTAACATGGTAAATGAAACACGCAAGTTTTTTAACAAGAATGGTCTTAACTACCGTAAAGATTATAACAATTTGCCTTGGTTCGCTCCTAAAAAATAATTCAAAATGTTAGTACAAATAACAGTGTCTAACTTCAATTCTGAAACACTATGATAAAAAAAGATCATTTATCTTTTAAAGATTTTCTAATACTTGATGAAGCAGCGGTTAAACAAGAACCTCAATATATCTCGGTAGAGATAGAGAACGCGATTGAAGAACTAAACAAGTACGCTAAAGATGCGCTTTGGATGATAAAAAATAATACTCCGCTTTATCGTGGTGATAGCAGTGATAATATCGTAGTTGCTATGCGGACGGGATTTGCTACAGTAGATCCCAGTGCTACAAGGCGAAAAAGCGAAAATACCAGTAATTATTATACTGTGATTCTTGATAATCACCCTGGTTACAAAGATTTTCCGAAGAGGTCTCGATCTTTCATTGGATCAACAGATTATTATGTTGCTAGGGATTATAGTATTTTTGATAATAACACTTATGCCATGATTCCTTATGATGGTGTAAAGATTGGAATGGTAAACAACAAAGATATCTGGCACACAGAAATAACAATATTTGGTAAAACGCATGGTATTGATTATATCAATACCATGTTTGAAAGAATGGGTATAGATGAAAGTTTAAAAGGCTTAAAAGACTTTGATAAATGCCTTAAGAACGATGATCTAGAAGCAATAAAAAAGTTCCAAGAAGCTTTTACGTTAAATGAAAGTGATCTTGAAAAATATAAAAACATATTTTTGGAAGAAATATGGAGAGCATATTCTCCAAAAGAAACAGGCTTTACAGTACATACAACAAAAACATTACCAAGGCCTCTTCCAAATTCTGAAGTATGGGTAGGTGGTAAGGTTATGCTAATTGATATGGAAATGTGGAATAAAATGGTAAATGAAACATATAAGTTTTTTAAAAACCAATCTTAACTATCGTAAAGATTATAACAATTTACCTTGGTTCGCTTCTAAAATGCAAAATGTTCGTCACACAACTAACAAACTTAACTTCAATTCTAAAATATTATGATAATAAAAGATCATTTATCTTTTAAAGATTTTCTAATACTTGATGAAGCTGCAATTAAACAAGAACCTCAATATATCTCTCTAGATATAGAGAATGCATTTGAAGAACTTAGAAAACATGCCAAAGACGCACTTTGGATGCTAAAAGATGATACTCCATTTTATCGTGGCGATCCTAAATTATCAATTACAACGGGATTTGCTACAGTAGATCCTAGTGCCACGATGCGAAAAAGTCAAAATACCTATAATTACTATACAGTGATTCTTGATAATCACCCTGACTATAAGGATTTTCCAAAGAGGTCTCGATCTTTCATTGGATCGACAAACTATGAAACTGCCAATGATTATGTTTTTAATGATAAAACTAAAACTTACGTGATGATTCCTTATGATGGCATAAAGATTGGAATGATAAACAGAAAAGATATTTGGGACACATACATTACATTGTTTGGTGTTAGACGGAAAATTGAATATTTCAATCTCAAATTTAGTTTGGCTGATATAGATGATAGTTTAAATGGTTTAAAAGATTTTGATAGACGACTTAAAAATAATGATCCAGAAGCAATAAAAAAATTTAAAGAAGAATTTAATCTGAATGAAAGTGATCTTGAAAAATATAAAAACATATTTTTGGAAGAAATATGGAGAGCGTATTCTCCAAAAGAAACTGGCTTTACGGTGCACACAACAAAAACTTTGCCAAGACCACTTCCAAAAGATTCAGAAGTATGGGTAGGTGGTAAGGTTATGTTAATTAACTACAAAACGTGGTATCTTTATACAGATGAAAAAGTAATACGTGAGTTTTTAAAGTCATGTTAATTGACTACAATCATTGTTTAAGAGACTATAAAAAGAAATGATCTCATTCAAAACCTTTCTTGAAGCTGAAGTAACACCTATAGTTGCTGAACCAATGAAAGCAGATGATCAGTTGCTTTCATTTATTCGAAAGAACTGTTCTGATTCTCTGTGGATGTTTGA